TCTCAGAAGATCCAACTCCCCATGAAGTTGAATTGATTAAAAAGCAATTACAACAGTGGTGTAAACTCAATGAGTTTGATACTAGAACATTCAAAATATTCCGTAATACTATTAAGTACGGGGATCAAGTTTTTATTCGTGATCCAGAAAACTTCAAGTTGTATTGGGTTGACATGACCAAAGTAACTAAAGTCATTGTTAACGAAAGTGAAGGTAAAGCTCCAGAACAATACGTTATCAAAGATATCAATGTTAACTTACAAAATCTAAGTATTGCTGAAAAAACAACAACAGACTTTATGAGCCCACAAGGCCCCGGTGGTTATCAAGGTACTTCTAACTACACAGTGCCAAATGGCGGCGGAGGTGGCGGAAGTCGTTTTACATTAGGCATGAATGAAGCAGCCATTGATGCTAAACATGTAGTGCATTTAAGTTTAACAGAGGGTCTAGACCGTTATTGGCCTTTTGGACAAAGCATTTTAGAAAACATTTTCAAAGTCTACAAGCAAAAAGAATTGCTTGAAGATGCGATTTTAATCTATCGTGTGCAACGTGCTCCGGAACGTAGAGTGTTTAAGATTGATGTTGGTAACATGCCAAGTCATATGGCTATGGCATTTGTTGACCGTATTAAGAATGAGATACATCAACGTAGAATTCCAAGTGTGAACGGTGGCTCAAGCATAATGGATTCTACTTACAATCCATTATCAATGAATGAAGATTACTTCTTTCCTGTAACAGCAGATGGTCGTGGTAGTGATGTAACCACATTACCCGGTGGTGATAATTTGGGTCAGATTGATGATTTGCGTTATTTCAATAACAGATTAGCACGTGGTCTACGTGTTCCAAGTTCTTATCTACCTCAAGGTCCAGAAGACAGTCCTACTCCATTGGCAGATGGTAGAGTTGGAACTGCTATGATACAAGAGTTTCGTTTTAATCAATATTGTGAACGTTTACAGAAGTATATCAGTCAGAAATTTAATGACGAATTCAAATTATTCATGCGTTGGAGAGGCTTCAATATCGATTCAAGTCTATTTGATATTAAGTTCAATGCACCGCAAAACTTTGCCGCATATCGTCAAAGTGAATTAGACACAACACGGGTAACAGTGTTTCAAACAATGGAAGCATTTCCTTATATTGCTAAACGATTTGCTATGACACGATTCTTAGGATTGACTGAAGAAGAAATTGAAGAAAATCAACGTATGTGGTTCGAAGAACGTGAAGCACCTGAGGACAATGACGCTAAGGGTAGTGATTTACGTAGTATTGGTATTAGTACGGGTGATTTGGAAACTGATGCTGAAGCGATGGATGAAATTCCAGATCCAAATGCTGAAGGTATGCCAGCAGACCCAATGGCGGGCGGTCCACCAGTAGCACCTCCAGCAGGCATGGCTGGGGCAGTAGCTCCGGCCCCTCCAATGTAAAAAGATAAATATTAATATGAAACTAATGGAAATGTTTGATGCACCCGTTCAAGGGTATCAAGATGCTGAAAAAGATAGCAGTAGACCTAAGTGGAAACAAACCCGTAAAAGTAAATTAACATTACGACAAATTCGTAAATTACGTAAAATGAATGATGTACGTAATTATGAAAAGTCTCAAAATTTAAAGAAAATTCGCAAACAATATCAACCAGCACCAGCAGAAGGTGCACCACCAATGTAACAACATTGACACAAAATTCATAAAAACGCAAAAAATGAGCACTTATTGTGCTCTTTTTTATGATACTTGCTAAGTATATAACACAGCCATTAATCTATAGGAGACTAACAATGGATAATAGAAAATTTGAACAACTTATTGATTTGATTATCAATGAGAACGAAGAACAAGCTAAAGCATTGTTCCATGATATCGTAGTTGAAAAAAGCCGCGAAATCTATGAATCAATGATGGAAGAAGATGAATTAGAAGAAGGCATGGGCGGACAAGTCGGCGGATTGCTAGACGAAATCGACATGGAAGAACAAGGCATGAACGAAGAAGATGATGTTGAAGGCGATGATGAATTTGCTGACATTGATGTTGATGCTGAAGATGATGGCGAAATGCCAGAAGGTGATTTAGAAGACCGCGTAGTTGAACTAGAAGACAAACTAGACGAACTAATGGCTGAATTTGAAGAACTAATGGGCGCTGAAGAAGGCGAAGAAGACTTTGGCGGAGATGAAGAAGGTATGGGCGATGAAGAAGGCTCTGAAGAAGGTAATCCATTCGGGGACGAAAATGGTGAAGAAGATCCAATGATGGAATCTACAAACCTAATCGCTGTTAAAAACCCAGTTCATGGTGACAATGGTGCACAAACTAGAAGTACAGTTAGTGGCGGACCAAAAGTTCCAGGTAACGGTGCAAAAGCTGTTAACTTCTCATCAGGTGAAAGCACTAAGGGCGGTACACAAGGTGGACTGTTAAACCCAACTCCAAAAGAGATCCCAGGAACATACAAAAATGCTCCAGGTCAAAGCAAAGGTCCTAATGAAAAGGGTGAAGCAGTTGCTAAACCAAAACACGGTGATGACGGTGTAAACACTAAGTCAATCGTCGGTGAGTCTAAAAAGACTACAAGAAGAACAGTTAGATAAGAATACCTAAGATAATGGCTTTGTATCTTAAAGAACACCTAACTTTTGACCGTGCTAGCATGGTAGTAGAAAGTACCGGTGAAGGTAGTTTGAAGTCCCTTTATATGAAGGGGATTTTCATTCAGGGTGGGGTACGCAACGCTAATGAGCGTGTGTATCCTGTTTCTGAAATTGAAACTGCTGTAGAAACTTTAAACAAACAAATATCTGAAGGGTATTCAGTATTAGGTGAAGTAGATCACCCAGACGATTTGAAAATCAATTTAGACCGGGTATCACATATGATTAGTTCTATGTGGATGGATGGCGCAAATGGATTTGGCAAATTAAAGATTCTACCAACTCCAATGGGACAGTTAGTGTCTACTATGTTGGAGAGTGGTGTTAAACTAGGCGTAAGTAGCAGAGGTAGCGGCAACGTTAATGATGCTAATGGCCATGTTAGTGACTTTGAAATAGTCACTGTCGATATTGTCGCACAACCAAGCGCACCAAATGCGTATCCCAAAGCAATTTATGAAGGCATGATGAATATGAAGCATGGACATAAAATGTTAGGTATGGCACAGGACGCCCAGAGTGACAAAAAAGTACAGAGATACCTGAAAGATGAAGTGGTTCGTCTTATCAAGGATCTCAAAATCAATAAAGGGGAATAAGCATGTTAGATGCTATCAAACCATTACTTGACAATGGAATTATTAATGAAGAAACTAGTATCTCTATCAATGAGGCATGGGAATCTAAATTGAACGAAGCCAAAGAGCAAGTACGTGCAGAATTAAGAGAAGAATTTGCACAACGTTATGAACACGATAAGAACGTAATGGTCGAAGCCCTAGATAAAATGATTACAGATGGTCTATCAGAAGAAATTGAAGAATTTCAACTAGAAAGACAAGCAATGAACGAAGACCGCGTTAACGCTAAACGCAAGCTACATGAAAATGCAGCCAAGTTCAATAATTTCATGGTTACTAAACTATCCGAAGAAATTAAAGAACTACGTAATGAGCGTAAACTACAAATGGAAAGTCAACAAAAGCTAGAACAGTTTATCGTTCATGCTCTTGCCCGTGAAATTAAAGAATTCGCACAAGACAAACAAGCAGTAGTTGAAGCAAAGGTTAAGTTAGTTGCAGAAGGTCGTAAACAACTTGAAACATTGAAATCACAATTTGTGACAGTAAGTGCTAAGAGAATGAATGAATCTGTAAGCAAACATCTAAAGGGTGAATTAGGCCAATTGAGAGAAGATATTAAGACCGCACGTGAAAACGATTTTGGTCGTAAGATTTTTGAATCTTTCGCAAGTGAATTTAGCACGACCTATCTACAGGAAAAAGCTGAGACACGTAAGTTGTACAATCAATTAATGTACAAAGATGAACAATTAGCTGAATCCATTAAAACACTCACTAACGCTAAAAAGTTGATTGAGTCAAAAGAACGTGAAGTTCGTATTATTAAAGAATCCACTAGCCGTCAGAAAACTATGGATGAATTGTTGTCACCTTTAAATGAGGAAAAAGCAACTATAATGCGTGATTTACTAGAGAGCGTCCAGACACCTCGTCTACAAGGCGCATTCGAAAAGTATCTACCAGCAGTACTTAACAACATCAATGAAAGAAAAGAAACTAAAAAATCTATGCTTTCAGAAGGTGTTAAAGAAGTTACTGGTAATAAATCTGCCATACAAAAACCTGAAGTCGAACCGCGTGATAACGTAATCGATCTAAGACGTTTGGCGGGGATTTAAATAAAAGACATAAATTTAGGAGAATATAAAAATGTCACAAGTTCTATTAGAAAGTCGTTGGGATGAGACTAAAGAAGCCCTACTTGAAGGTCTTAAAGGTAATCGCCGCTCAACAATGCAAGTTATTTTAGAAAATACTCGCAAATCATTACTATCTGAATCAGCATCTACTGGTGCAACAGGTTCAGGTAACATCGCAACATTAAAC